TAGACGCAGTACGGCTTACAGGGTTAGGTCACAACGCTATATCTACATACGGGGCAATCCTAAGCGAAGACCAAGCCAAGATTATGCGACGTGCACCTGTAGTCATTGCGGCATTCGATAATGACGCAGCAGGCAAGAAAGCCTGTGAGCAAATGATGGGGTTTTCACGCAAGTACGGTATGGACTTAAAGTTCTTTAACTACGAAGGCATAGATGTTAAAGACGTTGGGGACATGACAGAGGCTGAGATTGCTATAGGTTTAGAGACCGCAAAAGATAGAGTCTGGGGCAAGGCAGCGTACTTATGATGGACTTACGTGACAAAGATAGGCCATTGCATGTTTGCGTTTGTGGCTCGACTTTGTGGACCGCACAAGTAATGTTTGAAGATGGAGAAATATCTTTGTATATGTTGGATATGAAGTGTTCTCTCTGCGGAAGTTTAGCGACTGCACCAACACCGATAGATAATGTTTAAGGGAACACTATTTCCTTACCAGCCAGAGGCTGTAGACCGAATGGTTGCTCGTAAGAAGATGCTTGTTGCATACGAGATGGGTTTAGGTAAAACTTGTATGACAATTGCAGCCTTGGAAAAACTTAAAGAAAATGGAACCCTTACCAAACCAACTCTTGTCATTGCCCTTTCTAGTTTGAAGTACCAGTGGCAAAAAGAAATAAACAAGTTTTCTGATGATTACGCTTCAGTAGTAGACGGTTCCAAAGGAACTCGTGCTATTCGTTGGATGCGTGATATGGGGTGGGAAGAGCACACTGGCTACATCATTGCTAACTACGAAACCATTGTTGCTGATTGGGATTTGATTAAAGACTATGAGTGGGGTGCAATTGTTTGTGATGAAGCCACCGCTATTAAAGGGTTTAAGTCACAACGTTCTAAAGTAGTAAAGAAACTTGCTAGAAATATTCCTATTAGATTTGCATTGACTGGTACTCCTATTGAAAACGGACGACCAGAAGAGTTGTACAGCATTATGCAGTTTGTTGATGACTCTGTACTTGGTAGGTTTGATTTGTTTGACCAAACTTTTATTGTGCGTAATCATTTTGGCGGAGTTCAGCGCTACCGCAACCTTCCTATATTTCACGAAAAGATGAAACAAGTATCGGTGCGTAAAACACAGAAAGACCCAGATGTAGCACCGTATCTACCCGAAACCATTCATTTAGAACCAGACGTAATTGTGTTTGATAAAGCAAACAAAGAGTTAAACTTCGCAGCGATTTAATAACCGCCCAAGAGTTATTTGGAGGTTCTTTTTCTTTAGAAGCGCATTATGGAAGCGGATTCCAGCCAGGAAACCCAGCCGATGAAATGCGTGGAAAAATTATGAGCAAGATAACCGCTATGAGGATGTTGTGCGACCACCCAGACTTGCTACGTAACAGTGCCACCAAAGCCGCTGCAAAAGACGGGGAAGGCTCTGAGTATCTTCTGGGGCTATCTGAAGAGGGGCGCTTAGATAAGCCAACTAAGTCTCCTAAACTAGAGACTCTAATCTCCTACATAGAAGACCATTTGGACAGCGATGAGAACGCCAAGGTTGTGGTATTTACTTGCTACCTAGGTATGCTACCTATCATAGAGTCTGCTCTTAACAAAAAGAAGATAGGTAACACACTTTACTCAGGAATGATGAATTCTAAGGAAAAAGAAGAATCTAAAGTTCTTTTTCAAACCTCTAAAGACGTTAGGGTGTTAGTCTCCACTGACGCAGGCGGGTATGGGGTGGATTTACCTCAAGCAAATCTTCTGATAAACTATGACCTACCTTGGTCATCAGGTACTGCAGTTCAGAGAAACTCACGAATACGAAGAGCATCCAGTACTTGGAAAAGTGTCATTATTCAAGACTTCCTTATGGAAGACTCGATTGAAGAGCGACAGTACCAAATGCTTAACCAGAAGACAGCGGTAGCAAACGCCATCATTGACGGAGAAGGCATAAACACCAAAGGTGGTGTAGATTTAACAGTAGGAAGTCTCTTGAACTTTATTCAAGACCGATAGGGGGAAACCATGGCAAAGAAATCACCAGAAGAACCACGCAACGCAGACGAGACAGATTTAATTGCTCGTACAAAGAAATACGCATTTCTAAAGTCACAACTTGATTATTTAGAGAAAGAACAAAAAGCACTTCGTGAAGAACTGTTTGCAGTTTTAGACGGCGAAGGAGAAGTTGATGACAAGGGCAACGTTATGATTCAACTCCCTCAAGAAGTTGATGGGTTCAATTCAATCATTAAACAACGTCGTGTTACACGCAAAGTTGACGAACTAAAGGCAGAAGAAATTATTACTGCTCACGGCTTAGAAGATTCTCTTTACAAAACAATTCGTGTTGTAGATGAAGATGCGTTGATGGCTGCTTTGTATGAAGAAGTTCTTACAGAGGAAGAAGTTGACGAGATGTACCCACCCAAAGTTGTTTGGGCATTGGTACTGAAGAAGTAACTATGGCTGGTCTACGTGGTCAAGACGAAATTGAAAAGGCATTTGCCGATTTAGAGTATCTTCCTGGTTCAAAGAAAAAGAAACGCAGAGAAGAAGACCCAAAGGTTTCTCGTCGAAAGGCGGGAGAAACAAATGGTTGGGATGAAAATCCAATCATTAAAACATTAGGCGGAAAAGAAACTGAAGTTTTTACAATCAGTGCGTTAGCACATGCGTTGGAAAAGTCTTTAGTCACAATCCGTCTATGGGAAAGAAAAGGCTACATACCACGTGCTCCATACAGGCTTCGTGCAAAGACTCTCAAGGGTCAGAAGACTGGTGGAAACCGTGTGTATACTCGCCCACTAATAGAATCCACGATTGACGAGTTTGCCAAACGTGGACTTCTAGGTACTGCTCGTGTAGAGTGGAACCAACACGATGACTTAACAGAAACTTTAGTAAGAACCTGGAAAGCCATCACATCCACAGAGAGCCAATAGGCCTCATTACCTAAAGGAAACAAATGCCAATCACAAAGCCAGCGGTAGACGCCGCAGACTATCTTGAAGAAGATAGTGCAGAAATCCAACCTAAAGTTGGAACAACCGTGCAACAAGGCTGGGATGCAGCCGAAGCACTACTCAAAGTAGAAACATCTGAATTCCCTACAGATTTTCGCTTTTCAGAAGAACCACAACTTGTAAAGTTTTTACAAGACCGTCCTTTCGCAACTTACGAGCAACACTGGATTGAACGCCCAAAGGGTAAGAAGTCTTTTGTTTGTATCGGTGATGGTTGCCCACTCTGCGAAATTCTTGGAGACAAGGCTCGTGGAAAGTTTGCATTCAACGTACTCGTACTATCTGGTGGAGAACCAACAGTACAAGTCCTTACCGCACCACCTTCTCTAGCACGCCAAATCAAGAAGGCTCACGATGATGAGCGCAAGGGACCTCTTGATAAGGAATTCTGGGAGATTTCTCGCTTGGGAACAGGCCCTACTACGCAGTACACCCTCAACTTCGTACGTGGTCGTGACCTTGCAGAGGAATGGAAGTTGTCGCAAGACAACGTTAATGACGCTGTAGCAAATGCTGTTTCATTTACGGCAGAAGAAGTAGTTCGTGAGACCCCTCGCTCTGAACTTCTAGAAATTGCTCGCACATTAGCGTAGTACTTCCATAGATGGGGGGGCCTGTTAATTTCCGTTTCCAGGCCCCTCTATCATCAACCAAAAGAGGGATTTAAATGAACATTATTACAACCAAAGAACAGTTACAAGAACTTGTTGAGTTTTACTCCAAGGTAGATGGTTTTGCATTTGACGTTGAAACAGTTGGAGAAAATAGAATCCAACCAGTTGTTAACGACGTATTGTGGATTTCATTAGCAACAGATGGTCGCACTGACGTAATACCAATGGGTCACCCTAATGGTGACTTCCTTCATTGGGATAAAGAAATGCTGTTAAGCGGTCAACGTAAGGCTGCAGCAGGTAAAGCATTAGCAGAGACAGACTACTCAAAGAACCAAGCAAAATGGACTCCAGTGTTTAGCGCACCACCAGAGCAGTTATTGCCAGGAGATGTATTTAAAGCCTTAAAGCCTCTGTTCTTTAGTGACCAGTTAAAGGTTGGTCATAATATTAAGTTCGACCTTAAATCAATTGCTAAGTATTATCGTGGCGTAGTTGCAAGCAAACCTTACTTTGACACGATGATGGCAGCGTTTGTTATTGATAACCGCAATCGTGGTTCACTTGGCCTTAAAGATTGCGCTGAGAAGTTCTTAAAGATTAAGGTTGAAAAAGGAATTGGAGCAATGGTTGAGGTTCATTCCTTTACTGATGTTGCTCACTATTCAGGTCTTGATGCAGAAGCAACTTGGAAGTTGTACAAGTTTTTAGCACCAAAGTTAGAAGGAAGTCTTGCAAGAGTATGGCGTCTAGAGATGGATGTTATTGCTGCTCTTTGTGATATGGAACTTACTGGCGCAAACTTAGATATGGTTGAATTGCAGAACCTTAAAGACCGTTTAGAGATTGATATTGACTTAGCCAAAGCCAAAGCATGGAAGTTGGCTGGTCGAGCATTTTCTATGAACTCTGTTAAGGAAAAACAAGAGTTGCTGTTCTCACCTAAGCCAGAGGGTCGTGGTATTAAGCCAAACTTAAAGATTAAGGTAGCCCTTACCGATAAGGGGCAAACTATTGTCAGGTCGGGTGAAGAACTGACTATCTACCATTATTCAGTATCTGCAGAAGCAATGGAGTTTTACCGTTCTAAAGACGAACTTGTAGATGCGATTATTGAATACCAAGACTTAAACAAGTTAATGACAACGTATGTAATGCCATATCTTGGCGGAGAGATTACTCGCACAACTGCAGGCAAGTCACGTGTTGTTGAGAAGAAATCACTTTTAATCAACGGTAGAGCACACACTAACTTTAAGTCACACGGAGCGGAAACAGGACGTTTTTCTAGTACTGACCCTAATTTACAGAATATTCCTAGTAGCGGAGATTACGGCAAGTTGATTCGTAATCTGTTTGTTGCACCTCCAGGATACAAGTTAGTAGTTGCAGACTACTCACAGATTGAACCACGCATCATCGCATCGTTGTCTCAAGACCCTGTTGCCTTAGAGTATTACCGTAAAGGTAAGGATATGTACACCGCTATTGGTGATGTTATGGGTGTAGAGCGTAAAGTTGGAAAGATGTTAGTTCTAGCAATTTCGTACGGTGTTGGTCCTGAAAAGATTGCACGAAGCATTGATTGCTCAGAAAAAGAAGCCCGCAACTTAATTGACCAGTTCTCAGAAGAGTTTCACGACATTATCAAATACAAGGCAAAGGTAATTAGAACCGCAAGAGGCAGGGGAGACATCCCATTTGTTGAGACACTACTTGGTCGCCGCCGTTATTTGCCTGACCTAAAGAGCACAGAAAATGGCCTTAAGTTTCGTGCAGAGCGACAGGCGTTTAACACCATGATTCAAGGTTCTGCTGCAGATTTGATGAAATTAGCACTAGTTCGTGCACATTCTTGTTTTGTTACAGAGCCAGATGTGAATGTCGTGTTGACTGTGCACGATGAACTCGTTACAGTTGCACGTGAAGATTTAGCAGAAGAGTGCGCCGAAGCAATTCGGGATTCAATGGAAGGTGTAAAACTTCCAGAGATTATCGTTCCTTTGATTGCTGAAATAAACATAGTAGATAAATGGGGACAGGCAAAATGAGTAGATTTATCTGTAAGATTTTTGGTCACAAGATGTACAGCATTTCTTGGACACAGTCTGACTTCACAGTTATCTGCACACGTTGTGAAAAACGTTGGGAAAGCAAAGGTGTAATTACAAATGAGTAACTCTGATTGGTGGGCAAAGCAGTTAGGAACTAACACTCCTCAGCCTGCTCAACGAATTAATAACAACCCTATGCCACCATCTCAACAGCCGATGACTCCTTATCAAGCGCCACAGCAACAACCTCCTGCTCCATCAAAGGCTCAAAGTGTTAGTCAAAACCAACCATGCCCTGAGTGTGGTGGTGGAAACTACATGTCTCCTAGTCAAACGGTTGCACTGCGCTGTTACGACTGTGGTTATCCAATAAGTCAATCAGGGTCTAGATACGGAGCATTAACTGGTGCTAAAGTAGAAGGCGCAGCAAAAGGTGCAATAGGAAATACAACAGGTGGTTTTAATCCAATGCCACAGGGGTACAACCCCGATGGGACTAAGCAGTGATAAAACCTTTTGACCAAACTCTTTACCAAGACAATGATGATGCTAAACATCAAGTCATTGAGTGGTTATCTGCTGAAGGTTTTGAAGCAATGGTTAATCCTGACCAATATGGGATTGACATATTGGCTGAAAAAAATGGTCAACAATACGAAATTGAAGTTGAAGTAAAACATAACTGGGTAGGAGAAAGATTTCCTTTTGGAGAAGTTCATTTTCCTGCAAGAAAAAAGAAGTTTGCAAAGAAAAGCGAATTAGTGTGGTTTTTTATGCTTAACCATGACAGGTCTTATGGGCTTATTGTTGATGGTATTGATTTTGTAAACGGTACAACAGTACGTAAGAATACGTCCGAGATGGATGGAGACTTCTTTGTGGAGATTCCAACCTTTAACTGTAAGTTTGTAAAGATGGGATTAAGCAGTGATAAATGATGAAGCACGAAAAGTACTTGCACAACTCAACAAGAAGTTCGGTGATGGCGTGGTTGTTCTTGCGTCTGATATCCGCTCTGACCTTATCCCTCGTATTACTAGTGGTTCTACTACTCTTGATTATGTTTTGGGTGGTGGGTTTCCTGGTAATCAGTGGAACGAACTTGTTGGTGAACCGTCACACGGCAAAACTGCGTTGGCGCTTAAAACAATTGCTGCAAACCAAAGATTAAACCCTGACTACACCACAGTCTGGGTAGCAGCAGAGCAGTGGGTTCCAGAATACGCACAAATGTGCGGTGTAGATATGGAACGAGTTATTGTTATTGAAACATCTATTATGGAAGAGGCATATCAAGCCGTTATTCAGTTTGCAGAATCAAAATCTGTAGACGCAATCGTCATTGATTCTTTGCCAGCACTATCCCCAATGCCAGAAATGGAAAAGGATATGAGCGAAGCAACAGTCGGTCGTGGAGCACTTCTTACCAATAAGTTTTTCCGTGTTGTTGGAACAGCAATGAAACGCAGCCTTGTTGAAGACGAACGCCCAGTATTGGGTCTCATCATTAATCAGTATCGTATGAAAATTGGAGTAATGCATGGAGACCCTAGAACAACCCCAGGTGGAGAAGGTAAGAATTACGCATTTTTCACTCGTTGCGAAGTCCGTAGAGACGAATGGATTGAAATCGGTTCAGGTAATTCTAAAACTAGAGTGGGTCAGCGAATTAAAGTTAGGACCCTCAAAAATAAAACTGCGCCACCACAGCGTGTCGCATACTTTGACTTCTACTTTGCAGAAGGCGGAAACTGTGCGCCAGGAGAGTTTGATTTTGCAAAAGAAATTGCCAGCCTTGCTGTAGTAATGGGCTACATTGAGCGAAAGGGTGGATGGTTCTACTATGGCGAAAGAAAATGGCAGGGTATTGAATCTGTCATAACAAGTCTCCGTGAGGAAATTGACCTCAAGGAAGAGATACAAAAGAAAGTGCTGGAGTCTGATGGGATTCCAGTAGTGGAAGATAGTGAAGACTGAAGGTCAAAAGCAATCCAGAAAGCATGAGGACCGTTTAGCAAAGAAAATAAGCGGGTCACGTACTGCAGCCTCTGGAGCATTTTGGTCCCGAAAAGGAGATGTGCGGTCAAGCGACCTCTTGATTGAGCACAAGTGGACTGGTAAAAAACAGTGCACTGTAAAATCCGAAGTCTTAAAGAAAATTACGAGAGAGGCAATCCTTGACGGACGAATGCCAGTACTTGGCATCCATCTGGATGGAGAAGATTACGTAATCTTATCCGAGCATGATTTCTTAGAAATGAGGGAGAAACTAAAGGATGCCTAATACATGTACAACGATGAAGACCCATGGTGGTCGCACGCCCAATGCAAAGGCGCTGCACCTAAGTCACAGGAAGACGAAGATATCTTCTATCCTCCTCGTGATAAAGAGCAGTACAAAATCATTGCTGCAAAAGCAAAGATTTATTGTTTTGGAGAAAATAAGAAAAACCATTGTCCAGTTCGAAAAGAATGTTTATGGGATGCGGTTAGCCGTGACGAACCCCATGGCATTTGGGGTGGACTCAGTCACCGTGAAAGGAATGCTTTAATTCGCAAGTGGCAAAAGAGTTACCGTAAGAAGATGACCCTAGAAGAATTCATACTAAGCAAGGACTAAAAAATGGAAAACGACCTAAAACGTTTCTTAGATGCTAAGAAGCGTGAGCCACGACTACTTGGTGACATTGAGCGACACCTCATGCGCCGTCCCCTAGGAGACCGTTCTACAACGGTTCTTCACCCATCTGAAATCATTAAGAACGATTTCTGCTACAAGTATTCGTACTACTTGATGACAGGTGGAGTATCCAAGAAAGAGAAGCCAAACCTACGTTTGCAATCTATCTTTGACGAAGGACACGCAATTCACCACAAGTGGCAAAACTGGTTTCACGAAATGGGTAACCTGTATGGTCGTTTTGAATGCAAGCATTGCCACACCTCAGTGACTGGGACTTCTCCTACAGTCTGTGAAAGTTGTGGGGATACCCGCATGGAGTACAAAGAAGTCACATTGGTTGACGATAAACTCCGTATTGCAGGCCATACAGATGGATGGATTAAGGGAATTGGAAACGATTGCCTAATTGAAATCAAGTCTGTTGGTGCAGGAACATTCCGCTATGAAGCGCCAGAACTTCTTTTAGACAACGATGGATCAATCCAGAGGAAGGGTGTAAATCATGCAACTTGATTCCTTAACAGTACACGACCAGTTACTTAAGGCAAAACAACCTAACTATGAAATGGTTAAGTTGCCGCCAGATATTACAGTTCTTTCCAGCGAACAGTTAGCAGAGATGTTTACCGTTCTTACTGGGTGGGCAGATTACATTGCAACCCAATTAGCAAATGCACAGATACAAGAACGCACATTAGAAAAAAAGTTAGATAGAAAAGTTGCGTCACTTCTGGTTGAGAAGATGGGTGCAAAAGAAAAGGGAGATAGAGTTACCCTTGTTAAAGCACAGATTTCGATGGATGAAGAAGTACAAGATATAGAAGATAGGCACCACCAAGCATACGTTCAGCGTAAAGCGTGGGAAGTAATGTTGCAGAATCAAGAACGTGATACCACACTAGTATCACGAGAGATTACTCGTCGTACTTCAGACCAACGCTCATTCCGAAAGGATTACGGAACCCCATGATTATTGGACTATCAGGATATGCACGTTCAGGAAAAGACGAAGTAGCAAAGATTTTAGTAGAAGATTATGGTTACAAAAGGGTTGCATTTGCAGACAAGATTAGAGACTTGCTACTTGAAACTAACCCACAAGTTAAAGATGGGTTTCGTGTTGAGAGCGTAGTTAGTGCGTACGGTTGGGACCAAGCAAAGGTTTTGTTTCCTGAGATTCGTAACCTATTGCAACGATTAGGCGTTGGTGCACGAAAGGTATTTGGTGATGAGTTTTGGGTTGCTCAAGCGCTTAAGCAAGTTCATTTTGAGGAGAACTGGGTAATCACTGACGTAAGGTTTACTAATGAAGCAGACCGAATTAAACAGTACGACAACTCACAATTGTGGAGAGTTAAGCGTACTGGTGTAGACGCCGTAAACGGTCATGTGTCAGAGCATGATATGGACGGTTATCCAGTAGATATGATTTTAAAGAACGAGGGTACTTTAGAAAATTTACGGACAATGGTTCGTAACCGTATGGAGTTTGCCCTCAATGCCAACTAAACTATTTGATGGTGGATTACCTAAAAAAGGTAACGTAACTCTAGGTATTGACCAATCCCTTACAGGGTTTGCGTTAACCGTAATGTCTGTGGAAGACCCAACTAAACATTTAACGTGGGTATACAAATCTACTTATTTTGGCATTGAAAGATTGGTAGACATTCGTACGTGGTTAATTGACAGTATGAATTACATAGAAGAAGAGTTAGAACTAGACATCCTAGATATTGCGATGGAAGGAACAGTCCTTCAATCACAGGCAGCGTTAGTTCTTGGGGAATTATCGGCGTGTGTTAGATTGGCAATTTACGATTTCTTTGACGACGAAAGAAAGTATCCACTTAAAGTTCCCCCAATGACGTTAAAGAAGTACGCAGCAGGCAAAGGAAACGCAAAAAAACAAGAGATGTTGTTGCAGATATACAAGCGTTGGGGTATGGAATTCAGTGATGACAATGCAGCAGACGCATACGCATTGGCACGACTAGTCTCTAAAACCCATATAAATGAGATAGAAAAGGCTGTTGTAGAACAAATGTCAGACCCTAAATACAGAGACCAACCAGCGATTTAGCCTTATCCTTTAGGTTAGGAGTGGCACACCAAACCGAACTAAAGGACTAACAATTGACTAATACACCAGAAGCAGTTTCTGCTGACGAGCCATTCCTCCGAGTGAGCGCTGGCTCAAACCCGCAAAGCGTTGCATCCGCAATAGCCCATGCAATTTACGACAAAAAAGAAGTAAAACTTCGTGCCGTAGGTGCTGGAGCCGTAAACCAGGCAGTTAAAGCAATCGCAATTGCCCGTGGTTACGTAGCCCCAAGAGGTATGGACCTTTCTTGCATTCCTGGATTTACAACCATCGAATCTCGTGACGGAGAAATATCCGCCATCGTATTCGCCATTACAGCAGGTTAATAAAGACTTATCCTTGGACATAGAGTAAGGAGTCACAATGGCAAAATGGACAGATATAGGTCACGCAATGCGTCGTCGCATGGGCGAGCCTTCAAATCATCACGAAGAAAAAGGTAGAATCATGGCTAGAAATCACATGACACCAGAAGAAGTTATTTCATCTGCAGAGCACGCTAGCAGTGCACGTCGTTACGTTGGTCAGTCAGTAGGTTTTTCATCACCAAGCGCAGCACCTGCAAAGGGCACACTTATGCCTAAGAAGAACACACAAGCATCAGACCCAACAGCAGGCGGAAAAGCAAACCGTACAAATGTTTCTGCAGGAACTGCAGAGCAGTCAGAACGCATGGGTGCTCGTTACCGTACATCTGTAAAGTTTGCTCCAACAATTGACCCAGCAGCAGGACCAACAATGGCTAACGCTAAGATGGTTCGTTCAGTTGCAGGACGTCAAGCGCCTAACTTTGGCGATGGAATGAGCAGCGTTCGATAATGCCAATATCCTCAGCGTTATTTGGGGATAGTCCATACGAAAGTTATGGAAAGCAAAAAAGTATTGACACCCCATTATCTTTAAGCGCCAGTACTACTGGAAGTGTTGCACGACGCACAGCGTGGCGCAGCAGCGATGGTGGTGGGCCAACCCCTTACTCTTCAAAGACTAAGGGTTCAACGCTTAATTGGGATGATGCACAACAGCAAACACTTCCTACATCTGACAAGGGTGCTAGTTTCGGAGGTAAGTAATGCAAGACTTATTGAGCCACGAAGCGTTTGCACACATTGTAAACACTGAAGGTGGAGCAAGCCACAACATTCAAACCTCTAAACCTGCTGAAGGTCCAGGAGTTATGGTGTCTATTCCTGGTGCCGAAAAGATTACAAAAGCCCCATTAACTGCTGAACAGTCAAAAAGTTTTCGTGAAGAAAACGCTCCTGGTACTCAGAGTAATGAGTACCACGGTGCATGGAAATCTGGAAATAAGATTTTTCAAGACATTTCTAGAAAAGAAACATCACTTGACACTGCTCGTAGCGCAGGAGAATCAGGTAAGCAAATTGCTGGGTATGATTTAGGCGGAACAGATAAAGCACGTCCAGAAGGCGGAGAAATATTCTTTGACCGTCGTTTACCTGGCACTGATAGTGACCCAAAGTGGAACTCAACATCAGAGTCAACAAGTGTTGCAGAACGTTTAAGTCCAAAGCCAACAAAGCAAGACCGCAAAGACTTGAAAGAAACAAACCGTGACGCTAGGTACAAAGGTAAGAAGATTACAATTAACGAAGTTTTAGGAACTATCTCTAAGAACCGTCGAAATAGAGGCGTTTAATGCCTGGCGGAGTTAATAACCTTTCACCATCACAGAACTGGCAAGCCCTTGGCGGCGGCGGTATGTATGGTTATAACAACCAAGGTGGTGCAGGAACTCCTGTAGCACGTGACGAACTAGATGCTACACGTATTGGTGTGGGAAGAGTTCCATCTGCGGAATACCCAGATGGTTACCTTGGAACTATCCGCTCACGTCGTGATGACCGTTTGCTGGATAGCATCAAGTCTCGTGTCAACCAAAAATCGTATCAACGTGGAGTACACAAAGGTGAGCGTGTTGAGCCATCCATGTACTTCTGGCCCGAATCAATGGGTCCAATGAGCGGTATTCAACGTCAAATGTCAGGAGTTATTGACTCTACACTTGGTGCAACAGTTTACCGAACATTGCGTAACGCACCACAAGTTCAACTTACTCCTGCTCCTCACCTTGTTAACGACGGTAAAGCAAACACTATGGCTACAAGCCCAGGAGAAATTAACGAACGACGTCAAGCAATGATGTCTTATTTGAAACCAGCGTGGCGATAATGACACAGCCAGTTGATGGAGTTTACGACCACACTAAACCATGGCGTGCACCAGTACAGCCAGACCAGGTAGCAAAACGTTGGCAGTACAACGGCCCATGGTCAACAAATGCAGAGCGCCTAGTTTCTCAAGCCCTTATGGTTATGAACATTCCTGGTAAAGATATCCAAGCAATGGTTCGACCACCACTTCCACAGGTTAGGTTATTCCCAGACCGTTATGGTTATGGCGCAAGAATTGAGCCTACAATTGAAGATATCGTTAGTGTAGACCGTAATTACACCGAACCACGTGTATCCTGGTATTCAGGTGGAGTTGGCGGATACAGCGCTTCTAGTAGAAACGATTTGGGGAATACATAATGCCACAACCAATGTCTTCTCAACAATTTAGCAATCAATCTCAGTCAATAAATATGGGATTAAGTGGAATGTCACCTACTACAAGAATAAACCCTAATATGGGAAAATCTGTTTCGATGCCTAATGGAGGTATCGCTGATTTTACGCAAGCACAACCAGCGGTTAACCAAAGTATGCGTAGTTTTAGGGCAGCACAAAGCGCCCCTAATGTTGGTGGAGTAAACAAAAACTTAGGACAATTAGTTAAGCATCCAATGGGTGGAATAATTGATTTTACACAAGCAAAAATGGCACCTAAAAAAGCAACTATGTCTTCAACTACACCAACACCACCAGGAGTGAGATAAATTATGGATGATGGCGACGGCATGATTTCAATGGAGTTGCAGGCAAAGAAAATTGCCGAAAATGCAACTCGTTATAAGGGTTCACACCCATGTCCAACATGTGGAATTATTATGAACCCAGTTGAATTTCTTAGTAGCAATAAAGGACGCTGCCTTAGTTGTGTCACACAAGAGCGTACTAAGCGTGCAAAGAATCGGATGGTTAACTAATGGCACGTAAGAAGAAGGCTGACAAACCAAAGCCATTAAGTATTGAAGAGTCTCGTAGATTAAAAGGTTCTGCTGCATCAGAAGAAGAACGATTAAAAGCAAAAGAAAAACAAGCAGCAGAAGATGCACAGGTAAAGGGAACTACTGAAACTGTTGTTGCTAAAAAAGTAGAAGGAACAATTCCTACTGGAGAAGACCAAGGTCCATCTGCAGCGCCAAAACCAAAAGTTAAAGGACCACTTGTAAGTACTGGTCGCAAGATGCGTCAAAAAGGTTTACGTCCTGCAAAAAACCGTGAACTTCAAAAAGGTGTTATGGCAGTTACCCTTGCCACTGAAGCGCCTAAACCACGTAAGTCTAAAAAAAGAACTACAACTAGAACTGGCAAGAAAATTGACCCTAAGACAGGTCAAGTTGCAGTACCTAAAAAAGGTCAAGCAGCAAAAGTTGACGGAAAAGTTGTTCGTGTAGACGATACCAATATTACAGAGGCTCAACGTCAGGCCAGAACTACAGTTCTACCTACAGCAGGCCCAGAAACACCAAGGACAACGTACGAGTTGCCAGGTGCTCCAAATACCGTTGCAGAACAAGGTTATTCACAGTCAAGCCCAGAACACCATGAGCGGGTTAAGGCACTTACTGGCAAAGCGTTCTTGCACCTTGGTCGTATGCAGTCCACTCACGGTACAGATGAGTTTCACTCCCATCACGCAGCATTTAACGAGACCCACGCACACGTTTCACAACTTGATGACAGCATAGGTCAAATACTAAAAACAGCCCATACTGCTGTAACAAACCCTAGCCATCCTGATTCTCCTAAGCAGTTTGCGTGGGCAAAACAGGCCGCAGGTGAGAGACTAGGACTTGGTAAAAAGACTATGGATGCTCGTGCTGAGCGTTCACGGGCAGGGCGTGCCAAGCGCATGGAACGAATTCGTGCAGAACGAGCAGCGAAAGAAGGAAAATAATGTTATTTAATGACCGTCGTAAAGTAAAGAAGGCTGCAAGCGCCACTATGAAGACCACTATTGGTCAAATGGCAAAGACAGGTGCACTTCGTGGCACTACGCCTCCTAATAAAAAAGATAGAAGCGGATGGGCAAAGCACGATGCTCAAATGGAACGTGATTCTGTTCACAGAGAAGCGTCAAACTTGCAAGGTATGTATGCTCACCTTGATAGAGGCGGCGCATACAAAGAAGCAGCACGACGCATTGACCGACAAGGAAAGAAGTAATCATGACAGTTAA